ATAACTTGTATGCAGGTACAAAAGGTTATTCTAAGAAAGACGCATTGGCAATGAATCCTAATAATCCAGATGAAACATATAACTGGATACTACAACATAAGAATACCTTTGATAAGTTTAGCAAAGTGCAATTCTATAAGGTAAACAGCGATACTCCTGGTGATTTTACCGCTTCCGAAATACCCGAATGGAGTTCGTGTGCTAATCTAAAATATATAACACAAGAAAAAATGGCACAGATGCTTTACAATTAACCGAAAAGGTGATATAATATCATTATGACATTAGAAGAATTACAAAAATCAGTTGATAGGGATTTTAAATTAGATGATACAGAATTAGATGCTGAATCAATTAAGATACCTTTGCTACATAACAAATATTTACAATACTTTAATAAGTTTTCTTTACTATTAAAGAAATCAGAATATGAGCATAAAAGTATGTTAAGAGATAAATGGGAATATTATACAGGCAAGGCAGATGCAGCTGTATATATTTTAAAGCCTTTTGACATAAAGGTATTAAAATCAGATGTACATATCTATATGGATTCAGATTCAGATTTACAAAAAGCAGATCAAAAGGTTGCATATCAAAATCAAATAGTTAAGTATCTTGAACAAGTATTAAGAAGTATTAATAATAGAACATTCCTAATTAAAAACGCTATTGAGTGGAAGAAATTCACTAGTGGTGCCATATAGTGGAACATCAAGAAATATTCTCAACACATCTTTTCATTAAGGACGATTTCATTAGTCCTGATATAATTTATACTATGAAAGGTGAAGTGTTAGATCAATATATAAGAGATAAAAGACCTAATTGGCAATCAAGTCCGAATTTAGATAAGATGGATATTTTTAAAGATTTCACTAGAGAGGTTAGTAAGTCAAGTTTTGAAATACTTGATAAGTTAAATTATAAGGCAGATGAAATAGAAATAACTGATATGTGGGCCAATGTATTAAAACAACATGAAACTCATCAGCCTCATACTCATTCAAACAATTTTTTAAGTGGCGTTTTTTATTTAGACGCTGGCGAAACTACACCAGGTATTACTTTTCAGGACCCAAGACCAGGTGCAGGCGTTATACTACCAAGAAAAAAAATCGATAATAACAATACAAATCTATTACATTATAAAGCAAAAACAAATCGAATAATAATCTTCCCTTCATGGTTAGTACATTGGGTACCTACAAATCTATCAACGAGTAATCGTATAAGTATATCATGGAATATACAGATAAGAGGTCAATTAGGAGAACACCATGAATTCCAATCAGGAAATTTCTAACTTTATATTTTGTTATCCAAAATTATTAGATTCAACTACCTGTGATAATATAATTAATTACTACAATAAAGACCACTTTAAGGGGTGGAAAACATCTACCTTTACAACAACAAATAGCAACACAGGCACATCTAAAGTTGAGATGAAAGATTATTGGATTGGACCAAAAGATAAGTTTTACGAAACTTTACAAAAAGGTTTTGAAAAAACGGTCAATGATTATGTTAGTGTACATGATAAAATAAAGGTTCAAGAATATACACATTTTAGAATTAACTGTTATGAAGCTGGTGGGTTTATGAAAGAACATATAGATAATATTCATCATAGTCATGGGCAAAAACAAGGTTATCCACATATAACATCTTTAATATTTCTAAACGAAGATTATGATGGTGGTGAATTTACATTGTGTGGTGAAACAATTGATAAAGGCAAGGGTTCTGCTGTAGTGTTTCCGTCAAACTTTATGTATCCACATGAAGTTAAAAAAGTTACTAGTGGTGTTAGATATAGCATTATGACTTGGGTTATGTAAATTATGAATAAAGATAATTCTAATCTTCTTATTATAGAAAAGGTAAATGAAGTTTACATTACAGTAATAACTGAGCCTGATATACAAAGAGAGATATCGGAGTTTTTTACTTTCTATGTACCAGGATACAAATTTATGCCAGCATTTCGAAATAGAATGTGGGATGGCAAGATAAGATTGTTTTCACAAAAGACGAAAGAGATATACTTTGGACTATATCCATATATCAAAGCCTTTGCAGATGAAAGAGGGTATAGCATAGTTGCTGGTAAAGGTATAGAGATAGATAACAAGGTTGACAAAGGAACGGTAACTAAATTTTCTAATAGTTTAGGGCAAAAATTTCAAGCAAGAGATTATCAGATAGACGCCATATATCATAGTTTAAAACGCAATAGGGCGTTGCTAGTAAGTCCTACTGCATCAGGCAAGTCATTCATCATATATTCCTTAATACGATACTACACTCATCTAATCAAAGAACAGCACAATAGTAGAATACTTTTAATTGTTCCTACAACATCATTAGTAGAACAAATGTATACCGATTTTGAATCATATGGTTGGAATGTAAAGAAGTATTGTCATAGATTATATAGCGGATATTCAAATCAAACTAATAAAAAAGTGTTGATATCTACATGGCAAAGTTTATATAAGTTGCCAAAAGAATACTTTAAACAATTTGGTGTTGTGTTTGGTGACGAGGCACATCTATTTAAATCAAAATCATTAACAGAAATTATGACTAAACTTATTGATTGTAAATATCGTATCGGTCTTACAGGAACATTAGATGGTGCTCATACACATAAGTTAGTATTAGAAGGACTATTCGGTGCTGTTAATAAGGTAACTACAACTAAAAAGTTAATGGACAAGAAACAGTTAAGTAATCTAGTGGTTAGATGTTTAATTCTTAAACACAGTGAAGCCAATTCTAAAATTGTGGCAAATGGTAAATATCAAGACGAGATAGATTATCTTGTAAGTAGTAAACCTAGAAATAGTTTTATTCGTAATCTAGCACTTAAACTGAAAGGTAATACTTTAATATTATTTCAACTTGTAGAAAAACATGGTAAAAATTTACATAAGATCATTGAAGAAAAAGCGGAAGAAAATCGAAAGGTTTTTTATATATATGGTGGCGTAGAAACAGAAGAAAGAGAAAAGGCAAGAGCCATAGTTGAGAACGAAAATGATGCTATTATTGTAGCAAGTTATGGTACTTTTTCTACTGGTATTAACATTAAGAATTTACATAATATAATCTTTGCAAGTCCATCTAAAAGTAGAATAAGAAATCTACAATCAATCGGTAGAGGTTTAAGACTAGGAGATAATAAAGTCAATGCCACTTTATATGATATATCAGATGATTTAATTTATAAGTCAAAAGAGAATTATACTTTAAAACACTTTCAGGAACGAATCAACATTTATACTGAAGAAGAATTTGAATATGAAATACATAACGTTAACCTAAAAGAAAAAATAGAAGGAGATAAATAATGAACGAATTAGACTATGCATTAAACACAGTATTCTTTTTGATATCAGGTGCAATGGTTATGTGGATGGCGGCAGGATTTACTGCTCTTGAAGCAGGTTCAGTAAGAACCAAAAATGTTACAGAAATATTAACCAAGAACGTAGCATTGTTTTCAGTAGCAAGTATTGCGTTCTTGTTGTGCGGTTATAAAATTATGTATGGATGGGTTGAGCCAGAAGGTCATGCCATCTATGCTGATTTCTTTTTCCAAATGGTATTCGTTGCAACTGCAATGTCTGTTGTTTCAGGAGCAGTGGCAGAACGTAAAAAGTTATGGTCATTCTTGATATTCTCAACAGTATTTGCGGCAGTGATTTATCCACTAGAAGGTCAATGGACTTGGGGAGGTGGATTTTTAAGTGGACTAGGATTTATTGATTTTGCTGGTTCTGGCATTGTTCACATGGCTGGTGCAAGTGCGGCACTTGCGGCTGTATTATTAATTGGACCTCGTGATGGCAAGTATGATAAACATGGCAATCCAAAGAATATTCCAGGAAACAATATGCCACTGGTTGCACTAGGTACGTTAATCCTATGGCTTGGTTGGTTTTTCTTTAATGGAGGATCACAATTAAAATTTGATACTATATCTGATGCACAAGCATTAGGTAAAATCTTTGTAAACACTAACATGGCTGCCTCAGGTGGATTGTTAGGTGCAATGATTGTATCTAAACTATGGACAAAACGAGTTGTACTTAACGTAACACTAAACGGTGCATTAGCAGGACTAGTTGTTATTACTGCTGACCCCCTATCACCAAGTCCAGAGTTTGCAATACTATACGGACTATTAGGTGGAATTTTAATTCCAGTTTCTATGACTTTACTTGAGAAGTGGGGAATTGACGATCCAGTTGGTGCTATTTCTGTACACGGTATTGCAGGTATAATTGGATTACTATTAGTTCCTATCTTTAACATTGATGGAACAATACTAGCACAACTATATGGTATTGGTATTATCGGTGGCTTTGTGTTTACAACATCATATGCGGTGTGGTTTATACTAGGCAAGACAATTGGTATTAGGGTAGGCAAAGAAGAAGAACTTGTTGGCTCTGATATGTATGAAGGTACTGGCAATGCTTATCCAGAGTTTATGAATAAAAGAAAGTAAGAATTTGAATATGAAATACACAACGTTAACCTAAAAGACTAAATAGTAATATGGCTAATAAAACAGATTATCGTATAATTAAATTAACCGACAGCACAACTCTTATGGGTAGTATAACGGTTGATAAAGATTTTTTAAGAATCTCAGACGCATTAGAGCTTCAAACTGTACAAAGAGATAGTGGGTTCGGTATTAAAGATGATTCTGTATTGGCACCTTGGATGTTATATACAACTGATAAACAGTATGTTATACCTAGAGATAAAGTATTAGTAATTGCTAAAGCAGATAAAAACATATCAAACTATTACGAAGTAATATTAGCAAAATTAAATAAAGATGCCAAAGCAAAAGCTCCGTTGTCTGCTCGAGAAATTGAAAAGATATATCATATAGCTGATAAACTTGATCAAGCGGTAAATAGCGAAAATGATAATGTAGGTTGGACAGAAGAAGATCTTATAGACTTATATAGTAAGAAAACTATCCATTAATAATTTATTTAAGTTGCTAGCTAGGAGCTTTTCTCAAGCGACTACATAGTCATTTTATCACAGATTTTGAGGCTCGTCAAGCAACCTGTAGGAATAGTTTACCGTGCAACTTGCTTTACATTTGATAATAAAAATGTTATAATACTTTATATAACAAGAAAGAAAATTATAATGAATAAAATGAAAACAAGCAAAACAAGCAAAGTTAAAACAAAAACAAGCAAAGCTAAGTTGAAACCTCATTATGTAGATAATAAAAAGTTTCTTCATGCTATGACCGAATACCGTTCATTGCTTGAGATTGCAGAAAAGAAAAAAAGAAAAGCACCACAGATAACAAATTACATTGGTGAATGTTTTTTAAAGATTGCTAATCACTTGTCTTACAGACCGAATTTTATAAACTATACTTATCGAGATGATATGATTTCAGATGGTATAGAAAATTGCTTACAATATATGAGTAATTTTGATCCTCACAAAAGTAATAATCCATTTGCATATTTTACACAAATAATATACTATGCTTTTATTAGAAGAATACAAAAAGAAAAAAAACAACAGGATGTTAAAGCAAAGTTAATTGCAAATTCAGATACCGAAATGATGTTAGATTCATTAACTGGTGATGACGCTCAATACAAAAATCAAATGTTAGAGTTTTTAAAAAAGAATGTATTCCCAAGTGTCGCAAGTGAAACAAAACCAAAAGATAATAAGAAAAAAAAGAAATTACATAATTAGACAAGTATGAAAATAGCCCTACTGAATGACACACACTTCGGTGTGAGAAACGATAGTATTATATTTGATGACTTCTTACATAAATTCTATGAAGAAGTATTTTTCCCATATCTGGATAAACACAACATCAAAACACTTATTCATTTAGGTGATGTGGTTGATAGAAGAAAATATATTAACTTTAGAATTGCTGATACTTTCAAAAAGAAATTCTTACAAAAACTATGGGACAAAAAAATTGATACCCATATTCTAATAGGTAATCACGACATATACTTTAAAAATACAAACAGCATAAATGCTCTACAACAGTTATGTACGGCGCCCGATGGGGTCAACGAACCTTGGATATATGAGGAACCTAAAGTAGTTAATTTTGATGGTTTAAATATATTAATGTTACCTTGGATCAATCCAGAAAATCAACAACAATCTTTTGATATATTAAACACAGCAAAGGCTGATGTATGCATGGCCCATTTAGATTTAAATGGTTTCTATATGCACGAGAACATAACACAAACACACGGATATGATAAGAGTATCGTAAAAAGATTTGATAAGACATTTAGTGGTCACTTTCATACAAAGAGTGATGATGGTCAAATATTTTATTTAGGTGCTCAATATGAAATGACATGGTCAGAT